TGGTTTCTTTGCACGCATGCGACGCATCACCGGCATGGCAAAGATTGGCCCAACGGTTGAACACGTTACGGATTTTCTCTTGAGCACGGACCGAAAGATTGTTATTTTCGGACACCACAAAGAAACGTTGCTCGCGCTCAAGGAAGTGCTCGATACCTGGGCCATTCAAGGTGGATGGAAAGAATGCTTGCACTTGAAGTCTGAGTTAGACGCAGACCAACGGCAAAGCGTTGTCGAAGCATTTAAGAATGACGACGGGCATCGCATCTTAATTGCGAGTACCCTTGCATCGGGCGAAGGTTTGAACTTGCAGTTTTGCTCTGACGCTATCATGCTTGAGCGTCAATGGAATCCTGCAAACGAGGAGCAAGCGGAAACCCGATTCACGAGGTTTGGCTCAACAGCGGAACACGTGAACATCACGTATATGATTTCGGTCGGCACGATTGACGAATGGCTGACCGAACTCGTCGAGAAGAAGCGCTCATTGATTAGCAACATCATCGACCGTAACGAGAACAATTGGGAGGAGTCTTCTCTCATGAAAGAATTGGCTAGCGCAATCTACGCAAACGGTGGCAAGCGTTGGACATACTAATTCGCATCGCCATCGTGCCAACCTTTATTCTCGCGTGCGCGTCATTGCGCACGCGAGAATACGAGTTGACCATTCCGTTAACCTTGCTCCTGGCCCTGCTCGTTTACGCGCTCAACACGCTCTAAAGGAAAAGCAAATGAAACCCTGCAAAGTTTGCATTCAACCTCAGTTCTGCGATTGCCTTTGCGCGACGTGTGAATCATCGCGTGCTGACTTCCGTGCCGCGTTTAACAATTCCGGCAGGGACTTGAAGGATTACGAATCCTTTGTCGTGATTGCTCCAACGGGAATCATTCAAGTGCTCGCATCGTCCAAGGAAGGCGCATTGAATTACGCTAAGAACGTTTACAGCGTTCGGCCAGGTTATTGCGTCGTGCTCACTGCCAAAGAATACGAAGCTCGCGAAGCAAAGCGGCTCGAGAATTCGTAATGATTAACAATCTCACAATCTACATTGACACGCCCGAAGGTAAAGCATTGCTCTATGCAGGGCCAGAAAAGAAAGTAAACGATTTCATGCGTTTCTGGAGTCTTTACCGTCCGCTCGCCACGATTGAGATTCGTTCGCTTGATTCTGATAAGGGCATCGTCGTTCGATATCGTGGCGATTCGATTGGTTATTTGAAGTCACGTCGCTAAGCTTATGACATTCGCAGAGTTCAAAATCAAGTACAACATTCGCATCGCTGACGAGGATAAAGACGTTATCATCATACACAAAAGCGATATGATGGGCGCGTCTAGATTCTACGGACGCATCGCTATCTGGACGCTTGAAGATTACGATTGCTCCTTCGTCGATGATTGCCTTTGGCTAGAAAAGAAATATGGAGCATGTATTCGCCGAGGCATAGGAAAATAGCACGCTCAACGCAACTCAAAGCATAAAGGCCCGATTGATTCCCGTATGGAATTGGTCGGGCCTTTTGCTATTTACGATAGATTATCGCGTGGTAGCCTAGCGCGCATCGTCGGCCGTTGTGGAGCGCTCGCAACCTGGCCCGTATGCTGAGCGCGACAACCTGCCGAACGTGTCTCAGACGCGCTCGCGCTGCGCTCTAGCAGGTTCGGCACCTTGGAGCGCTCGCATCCTTGCACCTCTGCAACCCGAGGTGTGTAAATTATACACTTGTGGTAGCATGGCAACCATGATAAAATCCAGACAGCGCCAGCGGCACCATGTAAAAAGTACACACCTCGATTACTTATCCGCTCAGTAACCGCAGCGCCAAAAGAAAGCGAGCAAAGCAAATGAAAAAGCAAATCAATCAAGTCGAATCCCTGCCTGAAGAAACCATCCCAACCATTCCCGTTGAATTGACATCGCAGCAAATCACCACCTTGCGAGTATCGTTAATCTCCATGATTGGTGAACTCCAGGCCGTCACGGAAAAGATGGCAGACGACGAACAATTCAAAGCATATCGTCTCACTCGAATCGATACCTTGCGAAACATCGCGAAGATTCTGTGGGACGCACGCGCTAAGCTCAAGGAAACGGGCCAGTGATTATTCAACGTCGATACATCGGTCAGCGTCGTGCGAGATTATCCACCGCCGTTGAATCAGCAATCGAGCGAGCAATCGAAAAGGAATGCAACCGATACGGGGTATCGCGAAGCTTCGTAATTGCCAACGCTCTTGCATTCACGTTCGACATCGACATTGAATCTTATAAGGACGACAAACGACTCAAACTTAAACCAAAGAAGTCCGCAACAATTCTCAAGCTAAGGAAGCGCGCGGTAAGCTAATGCCCGAACTCAAAATCTATAAGACACCCGATGGACAATACACTCTATCAGGGAATTGTACTTATTGCAACATTCCGCAGGTTGTTACAGTAACAGCTCAAGCCTATTACAATTGGGACCACGGTATGTTTGTGCAAAATGCGTTTCCCAATCTCTCTAAAGACGAGCGGGAATTTCTCGTCAGCGGAATTTGTGGCAAGTGTTTCGATAAGATGTTCGCGGAGCCTGAAGAATAATGAAAGCCATACCAAACAACGACCGCACCGAACTCGTTCTCAATACACTCACCGAAGCGCTTGAAGATGCGATTCAAAATCATCACGATTCTCAATCGGGCGAAACGTTTCAAGAGTGCATGCTATGTGGCGAATGGGATTCACACATCAAGGAATGCCCAATCCCTGCGATAGAGTTGTGGTTCAAAGTGCTCGCAAAGAAAGATGCCGACGCCAAATCAAATAACGTTTGAACGTGCGTGCTTTGAGTTAGCAGACGCGGTGCGCGATGGAAAGTATAAAGTCATTCATCGCTATGCTAACTCAGTTCCTTGGTCGTTCAAGTTTGAGAAAGGCGTGAAGATATATGACCCCATCGAAGTTTTATATCTCCACACGTTTCAAACGGAGCGTCCAAGAGAGTTTCATATCATGTTTAACTCGTTGGTTAAGCAAGGTTTTCAAATTCAATCCTTACTTTACCTTCTACAGTTAAGCAACGGACTCTGGAAAATAATGCAAGGCGTCGAACGCTTGCGATACTTGAACGCTAAGGACACGCTTGAGCAAACGTTAGGAATCGAGATAAAATAGCATGACTCTCACCGATACCTCAAAACTTGATAACGACGCACCGAAGCAAACGGATAAGCTCGTTATCAGCATCGACTCGCAAGTCCTTGCGGGTATTCAAACGTGCAATCAGCAAGCCGCGTATCGTTTCATCGATTCGATTGAGCCGCGTGATTATGGAATGGAGTCTTTGGAACTCGGACTCATTATTCACGAAGGCTTAGCTGAGCACTACGCGCACTTTCATAATACACCGCAGAATATATTGCGCGGCCAAGTTGCAGCAAGGATGGAAGCGTATGCGGCTGCGAAAACCCAACTCACACGTTCGCAAATCAACGCTTGCATCGACATTTATTCCGCATACACCGCGAAGTACATCACCGACAATTGGGTTGTTGCAAGAGATACGAATAACAATCCACTGGTGGAAAGTACGTTCGCGAAAACTTTGTATGAGGATGATGAGATTCATATTCTCTATACGGGCATCACGGACCTTGTATTAGCTCAACCTTATTTGTGCCCGGTAGACCACAAATCGTGGGGTTCATACTTCAAGCCAGCGATTATGAGCAATCAATTCCACGGATACATGTGGGCATTGAATTCGAAGAACTTGATTATCAATCGCATCGGCGTGAAAGGTAACACTGGAAAGTTCGAACGCATCGTCGTTACAAAGAGCCAAGAAGTAATCGACGAATGGAAAGAGGACGCCGTTCGTGATATCCTCAGACACTTGGATATGATGCACGAAGGAAAGTTTAGGCGCAATCGAGAAGCATGCGGTATGTACGGTGGATGTAGATACATTACGTTATGTTCCGCGCAACCGAGCCACCGTAAGTATCTGAAGGAAACGAACTACACCGTCGTTCCAATTTGGAACCCTTTGAATCGAGATTAAAATGAACTTCGACCGCGACCGCGAATGGGATGAATACGACGAGCAAGAAAAGCTAACACCCAAGCGGCATTCAATCTTCAATACCCCGGAGCGCAAGGTTCACAAGACGTGGAATGGTAAGCCAGTTCAGCATATGGAGAGCGACCATATCATGAACTCGCTCATGTTTTGTGAACGTAAGTTTAGTGACGCAAAGAAAGCTCACGCGGATTGTTTCGTTGGTGAGGAAGACTTCTACTTCGCTAGCGTGTTTGATATGTTTCCCGAGTATCAGCACCTTCGGGATGAATGGTTCAAGCGACTCAAAGGATAACTAAAATGCTATACGACCTGAAAAAAGAAAGCGAGCGACCGGGCTTCGATGAACTAGCAAAGCCAATCACCGTTACGCTCGATCCTATCGACGCTGAGACGATAGGAGCAACGTTTGAAGCATACTTTCAAACGCTCGCAATCATGAACATTCCAGTTCCTGAGCACGTAAAGCAACGTGCAGCGAACGTGATATCGAAGATTATCACCGAGCTAGCAAAGCAAGGTAAGGAGAATGTAAATGCCCAAGCGTCGGGCGAACTCGAATCACACGCATCAATACCGCCGAGTTAAGCTAAAGAAAGCGCATGTGTATCGTTGCATGTTAACCAACTGCAACCATTACATCATGCCTGAATTTATCTTAGGCAAGGAATCAGTATGTCCATCGTGCAATCGGGAATTCGTAATCGACAAGTACGCATCGCTCCGAGCGAATCCCGTTTGCATCGATTGTCGCAGGGAGCATCCAAACCACTCGTCAAATTCGCCAACGGAATTGTCCGCGCCTGTATCGAACATTGTTGCAGACATCCTGAAACGGCACGGCGTACACTAAACGGCAGACTGTACATCGAATGCTTGCAATGCGGGCATCAATCAAAAGGAATCGAGATTTAAAATGGCTGACAAAGACAAGAGCTTTCGCATCGAAATCGAACTCGTTGACAACATCGAATCGGCATTGCACATCACGCAACGAATTCTTCGTGAACTCTTGAATCTCACGAACATTGAGACGCTTGAGAACTATTCGTTGCGCGATTCAAAGTACAACACGTTGTTTACTTTCTATCCGCATCACGATTTGAAGGCGCAACTCGAAACGTATCGTGAGGAACGGCGGAAGGAATACGAACCGAACCCTTCCATTCCAGAACCGACCGACGAGGAATCCGAATTGATTCCGGTCATTGATGAGAGCAACTAAATGCCAAGCATCGAGGAAGCGCTCGCGAAAGAAGAATTCCTCATGCTGTTCAAAGGGGAAGTGAGCAGTGGCAAGAGTATTGCGGCAGCAAGCTTTCCCAATCCCTACGTATTCGATATGGAGAGTAGAATACGTTCGGTCGCAGCGTATCATTACCCGCGTGGTAAACGTGATTTATCGTACGACACGTACACGCGAGAAGATTACGCGAAGTTCGACAAGAAATGGGACGAGTTCATCGAATTAAGCAAGATGAAACGCTTTCCATTCGACACCGTGATTGTTGATTCACTCACCTCGACTGCTGATTTACTATTGCAAAACGTCATTAGGCTCAAAGGTCTTGAAGGTAAGGGTAAGAAAATCAGCGGCGTCGCAGTTAACTCGATTGAAGATTACAATGCAGAGAATGCAATGTTGACTGAACTAGTAATGTTTCTTCAACAGCTTCGATGCAAGTACAAGATTCTCGTAGCCCACGTCATCAAGACTGAGAAAACGAATCTCAATGATGATACAGTCGTCGTTACGAGAAGTTTATTGACCGGGGGAAAGAAAGTCGCTGCCAAAATACCGGGCTACTTCGACGAGATTTATCACTTCGAGCAAAAGCCGGTTGGTGGAAAGCAACAGTTCATCGCACGCACGGTCAATTCTGGAGAAGATTTTGCGAGAACAACGTTAAAGTTACCTAAGGAGATTGACTTTACGAATCGCAACTTCTTTGAAATCATTCAACCATCAATCATGGAGGTAATGGAACTAGGCAAATCAAACGTCGCACCTTTCGTTAATCCTAAGTAAGCACCAAGGGGTAATTACATTAGGAACTCAAGTAAGCGTGTAAAGCAGTACACTTCACCCTCTACACACAAGGAAAAAAGAATCATGGCATTCACGTATTCGAAGGACGATATCGCTCGTACACGTTTGGTTGAAGCACCGACGTGGCTTCCGGTTCGCATCACGAATTATCAGGAGCGTGTGGCGAAGTCGGAGAAGCGCTCGGGAGCGATTAACCACGTCATTACCATCAAGGTTGAGGAACCCGGTAATGAGTATCAGGGTCTCACGTACGACCAGACATTCCCGGAGGAATATCCTGGCCTCGCGTTTGATTTCCTGAAGGCGATGCGAGTCGATCTCGAAAAGGACGGTGGCGTTGTTCATTTCGAGGAGTTCAAGGGCAAGGAGGTTTTCGTTTGCCTCGGCCCTGGAACGTATAACAACAAGCCGAACAATCAGGTTCTCGGTTGGCGCCCGATTGATTGGACGCCGGACAACCAGTAAGTTGCAGTAAATCCACCGGATGCATAGGTTCCCCCCGGACCTATGCATCCATTCTCTTTCGCAGGCGTGGCGGAATGGCATACGCAGTGGACTTAAAATCCACAGGTTGAAAAACCATAAGGGTTCGAGTCCCTTCGCCTGCACCATTAACTCATACGCCAATGGACGAACTCGGATTGAAGTTAGAAATAGCGGAGCACATTTCAAAGCTTCGCGAACTCGCAAAGGATGCGGAAGATTTTACAATCCGATTGCAGTCTGCCGCATCCAAACTTGAACACCGTTACCGTTTACTACGGGAAAGGGAGCAGCCGAATGACAAAGCATGTGTTTAAACCGGGCGAGAAGGAACAAGTAGCAGCTATGCTCGGTCTTGATGTTTCCGCTCTTCCAAATGAAATTGAATTAGAGGATATCGAAGACGACGAGGATGAGGATGACTCAGACGAAATCCTCGCCGAAGATGAGGATGAGGACGAGGACGAAGAAATTGATTCTGATGACGACGAAGATGATGAGTCAGAAGAAATCGATGAAGATGATGAGGAAGATGATGAGGACTCGGACGCAGAAGAACAAGATTTAGGAATCAAAGTTCAGGCTGCGACTGACGAGTGGCTGAAGAATCACAAGGATGAAATGAGCCTTGCGGATTATCTGAAGACCCAGGGTTTCTAAAGTTTACTAGGCAGGGGAGACTCTATATCTCCTTTGCCTATTCGTACGTTAAGGAACCAATATGACTCTACCCGAAAAGTTAAGGAGTGAACTCCAGCGTGAGTTCAGATTCGATACCGAACTCATCACGCCACATTGCATATTCCATCCGCTCGACCACGGCCGTTTCTTAATCTCCATCGTCCCACCAATTAAGCAAGGCATACCCGAACTCATCATTAACAAATCTCTCAAAGCTAAAGCTGACCTCGTTGTCTTAGTCATCCCTTCCGATACATCGACCGAGTGGTTTTCAAATGTATTCAATAAATCAACAGCGGGCAATGGCCGTGTTACTTTACGGCCCATTCAAGGTCGCGTAAAGTTCACGACTGAAGATAATCAAATCAAGCGCGTGCCTGCATGCCTAATAGTTTTTAGGAGTGATGCAGAGCTTGAAAGAATAACAACTGAAAAGCAAGCACAGATTTATGAACATCAAGCGAATTCTCGCTAATTGCGCACCGCTGAATGAGCAAGGTTGCCTTATTTGGATGGGCTCAATAAATAATTGGGGCTATCCAAGAGCGTGGGAAGATAGTATATGTTTGGCTATACATCGTGAAATGTATATGATTTGCAACGGGCCTATTCCCAAGGGCATGGTAGTAATGCACACATGCGATGTTACACAATGCATACAACCTGAACATTTAAAACTAACTACGCAAAGAGGAAATCAATTAGATAAAGTATTAAAGGGCAGACAAGCTAAGGGTACCCAACATGGGCGTGCTAAGCTCACGCCTGAGCAAGTGTTATCAATTCGGCAGGATAAGGTAGCTAACAAGACGCTTGTTATGTTAGCCAAAGAATATAACATAAGTGTCCACACAATCCATGCTATAAGGAATTATGAAACATGGAAACATCTGCCTTAAATTTACAACTCGATGTACTCGGAGAGGGTAATGCCAACGCTGACATCATGATTGTTGGCGAAGCGCCAGGCGAACAAGAACAGCGCTCGGGCAAACCTTTCATTGGGCCATCAGGCCATTTGTTAAATCAACTTCTTCAACAAGCCGGCATCACACGCTCAGAATGTTGGGTAACAAACGTTGTTAAAACTGAGCCACCGAAAGTAACTAAAGCAGGCAAGACAGTTTACGACATTCATAAAGTAAGGAACTTCGATGGATATAAAGAATTCCTCTACGAAGAAATCAAGACGATTAATCCTAAAATTATCCTTGCCCTTGGAAATGTCTCCTTACAGGCTCTCACTGGAAATAGTGGAATCACTCAGTGGAGAGGTTCAATTCTCTATAGTGATAGAGTCAAGAAACGAGTCATCCCCACCTATCACCCCGCGTACATACTCCGTAGCGATTCCGTTATCGACAAGTCCGTCGCAGAGTTTGATGTCCGCAGACTGGTACAGGAAATAAATGGAACCCCAATACCACAAAGAAACCTTGTTGTCATTCGAGATTCCGCACAACTATACCGTTACCTTGACCGATGGCGTGATAAAGTTTACGCTGCCTCTGACATCGAGACATATAAGTCCATTCCAAATTGTATCGGATTTGCAACAAGTAGTCACGAAGCTATCTCAATACCTCTCTTTAACGAATTATGGGGAGTTAAGTTTGGCGATTATTCCAAGCGTGAACTTGCAGAGTTCTGGAAGTGTGCCGACATACTTCTGCGAAATAAGCGAATTATCGGGCAGAACTGGAAATTCGACGAAGGAAAACTCCACCAGCTAGGATTCAGGATTCCAAACTTCCATGCGGATACGATGCTCATGGCGCACACTCGATATCCCGAGCTACCAAAGGGTTTGGCATTCTTGGCAAGTATCCACACCCGCGAGCCGTATTACAAGCTTGAAGGTAAAGAGTTCAATCCGAAAAAGGACTCCGCAGACAGACTTTATTTATATAATGCGAAAGACTGCGCGGTAGACTTTGAAATCTTTGAGACGCTAGATAGAGAACTCGAAACGTTTGGTGTACGTGAGTTCTATTACAACTTCGTACATCATTTGCATGACTTGTACTTAGACATCGAGCGACAAGGCATCGCATGCGATTTTGAAAAGCGTGCATCGCTTGAGATAAAGTATCGTAAGCTCAACGAAGAAAACCAAGAGGAACTGGAGAAGCTCATTGGACATTCAATCAACGTCGCAAGCCCAAAGCAAATTGGAGAACTTATATACAATGAACTTAAGTTGCCAGCCAGAGACGGAACTGGAGAGGAGGTTCTTGTCTCTTTACAGGCTAATCATGGTGAACGCAAGCCCAAGGTCGTTCCGATTATTGATCGAATACTTAGAGGCCGTACTATCCGAAAGACCATTGGCACTTACATCGAGGCTTGTCCAGACTATGACGGACGGTACAGAACTTCTTATCAAATTGTTGGAACCGAGACAGGAAGAACTTCGACTCAAACTCTTAAGCCACCTACAAGACCTGAGCCAATTGGACTCGCCTTCCAAACCATAACAAAGCATTCCGAGATGGGCGCCGACATCTTAACAATGATGATTGTTGATGAAGGCTACGTATACTTAGAAGCTGACCTATCGCAAGCCGAAGCAAGAGTTGTTGATTTATTGTGCGAAGATTATGAAGGACTCGAAGAATACGGTAAGATAGACAAGCACGCTAAGACCGCACGAATCGTGTTATCATTAGGCGAAATGTTTGTCGTGAAGAAAGGTTCGCCCGAACGTTTCCTTGGCAAAACTTCAAGGCATGCAGGGTCGTACGACATGGGGAAGCATCGTGCGATGATTACGTTTAATACCGATGCGAAGAAGTATGGCATCGCGCTCAACGTATCCGAGTGGAAAGCTGGACAGATTCTTGAACGATTCCATGCAGCGTATCCGAAGATTCGTTCAGTCTTTCACGTCGCAGTTCAAGATGCATTAGCAGCAAACGAACGAACGTTAACTACACCGTTCGGCCGTAAGCGTACGTTTGCCGGGCGATGGGGCGACCAGTTGTTTAAGGAAGCATACGCCATGATTCCGCAGTCCACCGTGGGCGATGCGGTTAAACGGGCGATGCTGTACATTAAACATGAGATTCCAGATTGTCGCATCGTGATGGAAAAGCATGACGCAATAGGTGCTCTCGTACCTATCAGCGAGGTTAATGCCTATGCTAAGGTATTCAAGAAGGGATTGGAAATGCCCATCGACTTTTCCGGATGTTCTATCCCTCGGGGAACTCTAATCATTCCAGCCGAGTTTGAACTTGGCGAGCGTAACTTGCATGACTTAGTAGACTATAAGATATCATGAGTTGGTTGGACTTGCTCATGTCGCAAACGCAAGACCTTGAATCTCCACGAAGATATTTCTATTTCGCGGGCTTAGGAGTTTTGTCGGCTATAGTCAAGCGCAACGTATGGCTCGATAGGGCAGGTGCATACAAGCTGTATCCTAACGTATACATCATGCTCATCGGGCCATCGGGCATCAAGAAAGGTTTGCCCATTAAGGTAGCAGAGAAGTTGGTGACAGACTTGAACGTTACCAAGGTGATTGCTGGACGCTCGTCAATCCAAGCAATCATTGAGAATTTAGGTCACCAAACAATGAATAAGGACGGGACCGCTAGTAAAGATGCGACCGCGTTCATTGTTTCAGGTGAATTTTCACAATCAATTCTAGAAGACCAGCAGGCTTTGACCATATTAACGGACTTATATGACTCACAGTACAAAGACACGCATACAAATCTTCTTAAATCTGGCAAGTCTATTCTCCGCAATGTGTACCTCAGTATGCTTGGTGCATCCAACGAAACTCATTTACACGCTGTCATTGGGCAACGTGATATTATGGGTGGGTTTATCGCTCGCACACTCATGGTATCAGAGAGCAAGCGAAATAAAAAGAACGCGCTCGTACATCGCACCGGCAATACCATAGACTACGAAGCATTATCTGAACATCTCAAGACAGTAGCTAGTTTAAAAGGAGAGTTTCAATATACGCCAGACGCCGCTGATTTTTACGAATCATGGTATGAAGAATACGAACCAAACGAAGATGATACAACGGGTACGGCTATGCGATTCCCTGATACCGTGCTCAAGGTTGCCATGCTTATATCGATGGCAAGGGGAATTGATTTGTTACTAACACCTGAGGATATTCAAGAAGCAATTTCTGTTTGCGGGTCGTGCATGACAAACGCGCAGACAGTAACGAATAACTCCCCAGGTAATACGACAACGCCCATCGCCAAGCAAACGTCCATCGTGCTTGAGGCGTTAGTTAAGTCGGAAAGCTACTCCTTAACAAGAGTAGCGATTCTCAGGAAACTATGGAGACATCTCGATGCGTTTGAGTTGACGCGTGTTATGGATACTCTGAAGGAAGCGAATGTGGTACGGGAAGAGATTGACTCAAGAGAGACGTACTACACGCTACAAGACCACGTGATTGCAGAGTACCGTAAGCACACAGCAACCGAAACTCGAATACTCAAATACAACTAAATGTTTCTAATGAAAAAACTAAAGGGTGCCTAGCTTTGATTAGCTAAGCACCCTTTAGTTTTGTTACTCAGGAAAATCTGGAACGCTTCGCTTTCCCTTTTTGTCGCGACGTTTCTGTTGCGCAGTCGTTTCAACTTCCCTAGCCATACCGCGGCCAACTACAGGAACTTGCTGTAAGCCCCATCGACCGACATCTCTAAAGTTACCGTGAGCACCTTTCCATGCTTGCGTGAGAATATCCGCAGCAGAACTCGTTGCGTAATTCGTACCCAAGCCAGTACTCACAGCAGCTTTCCATTCGTCTGGACTATCCCAATGTTCAGCAAGGTTTGTCATTTGGTCAGATGGCATACCAAATGCGAACACTTGTTCAAGGTTTCCAATCCCACGAACGATTCCTTCATTCTTTGCAAAGTCAGGGTCGATAGCACCGAGCCATTTGCGAGTGAATGCGAATCTATCCGTTGGACTAACCTTGTCACCTAGGCCAATGTTCTTTGGATATTCTTCACCAAACTCTTCAAAGAAATTCTTATCGTTCTCTTGTGCGTAGCCTGTTAACTCTTGCGCTTCTCTAAACCCTACCTGAGCGCCTGTCTTCACTACTTCCTTTGCATCGCCAATCAACTCACCTAAAGGCAATCCAACCGCAGCAATCTTCAATGCTCTCGTTGGTTTTTCCTTAATCGCGTCCTTCATCGCCTTTGTGATTTGAAAAGCGGTACGCTGAAACACCTGTGGAATTCGTAAGATATCGTTACGATTCCATCCATGCGGTAGCTGTTCACCTGCCATCGAACTCTGGATCATATCGGTCATGTTAATCATCGACCGTTCAATCTGGCCTTGACTTAAACTTGGCTGCTTAAGCAACTCATCAGGATTCGTATTCGTCAAGTCAGCGAGTTCTCTTCTAACGCCTTTGTTGTTCGGATTCTTTTTTAATTCGCTAAAAAGCATTTTAGCATACGAATGAGCAGCAGCGCCAGACATACGATTCAAATAGTTCTGACCCTGCTCAATACCGAAGACCTTGTAGATAAGATTGTTATCTCCAAGTGACTCAGCAAACCCACCGCTAAACTCACGAAACGTATTGACGTTGTTCATGAACTTGAAATCAGGGTCATCGCGATTGAATGCTTTACGTAAACCCTTACCCACATCGCTCATTCGCATCTTAACGGTCGCAGGTAATACACCGCTCATATTTGAAATACCTGCGAGTCCTAACTGCGTAGCCGTGGCTAATGTTCTATGTCTTTGAACAAGTTTCTGTTCCCACGGTTCACCTTCACGCCCTCCGCGAATGATACGTTCAGTCAGGTTACGCGCACGAATTGGGTCTTCTGAGGCTTTGATAGCGCGAGAGATTGGCGAGTCCGCATCAATCACATCGCCCTTACCCCAATGTTCTACTTCTGCTAAACGCCGCGACGAGTTACGTACGTGGTCAACGAATACGTCGATATCCTTTCGATACCCAGGCACGTTCAAATCGTTACGCTGAAACTCCGCACTCGTCTTTCGTTCACGCGACTCACGAATCTTCTTCAGCATCGCATCGATTCGGTCGCCCGATAATCCCATCTTCTCAAGATTCTCCTTGAGCTTACCATCGGGAATACCTTCGTAACGATGCGTCCAATAATCCGCTCGTTTTTTCTTAATCAATCCAGCAGCGACCATCTCATCGCCAATCATGTTATTGATAGCAGTGATTTTGTCGCCGACCTCGCGAACTTCATCGCTCGGATTCTTTAAGTTCCCTTCAACGTAATCAACAACCTGCTCGAATATCTTCGGCTCTTTCTTGAGCCTGTTAAGATCGTCGATAACAGGGTTGATGAAACGATTGAAGTTTCGTGCACCGTCCGTGCGCGCACGCCGTACCATCTGAATAATTTCCTCAGACTTCGGACCAATTCGTTTCAGTTCCTCACCCGATGCCATCGTGAGCGAGCGAATTGAATTTCGAATCGGACCTTTCGGCTGTTCGACAAGCCCTGCCTCTTGCCGCAATCTATCGACAATCGCACGCCGCATTTCTTGTGGCGTATTCGGGTCCATGAACGTTTTGCGTAATGAGCGCACAGTATCAGGCCCAAGCTGTCGATTCGCCCTATTGATAGCGAATTCAGGAGACATGTTAGTTTGCTTACTCATGTCACCGAGAATCTGCTCCATCCATGCCTTATGCGCATTCTCGTCAAATTGATTTGGGCCTGGAGGTAAATCTCCACTTGGCATCACAGGTCGATTACCTGGCGGTGGAATACCTGCCCCACCTGCCGAACCCGTTGGCAAATCAACTGGCCTATTCCCCGGTACTTGATTACCTACTGAAGCTACTCCCGGTGGCAAAGCATTAGGGTCTACACCTTGAACAACTGGCCGATTTGTTGGCGCAACTTGACGTGCAGCGTATTCAGCTTTGCCCTGCTCAGTAAGCGCTCGGTATTCTTCCTTTAATCTTAATCTTTCTTCGGGCGTTACGTCTCCAGCAAGTTGCTTAAGAATCGCGCTCTGTTTCTTTTCAATTGCCGTAACAGGCTCATCGCCAAATGAGCGTCCAGCTTCACGCTGCTGCTGTAATACTCTCTCTTGTAATGCTATCGCATCGGGGTGCCCTTCTCTTTCAACCCTATGCGGAAGTGAATCCACTCTTGGCGCTTCATTAGGCAACTCAGGCGGATTCAATCCAAGCTGTCGAGCCTGAGCTAATTCCTCTGGAGCGAGCGGTTCGCCAGCTTCAATCTTACGCGAGAGTTCACGAACGCCCGTTAATGGAGCTTCTACATTTGGCGCACCGCTAGGCGTTTCGATAGCTTCAGTTGCTACATTAGCGCCTGTAGTTCTCGCAGCCCTACGTTCTTGGTCGTGAAGAACGCTCAATGCATCGCTAACTCGATTATACTCATCCTCATCAATAACACCGAGCTTGAATGCATCGCGCAGTTCATCTGTTCCCGTTGTGTTATCGTATGCGAACCTATCCCCATACAATTTAAGCTTCGCAGCGTTACGTTCAACCGGGTCTTTGATAGCTTTCGTTTCATTCTCGATGCTATCAACAATACCCTTGAATCGAGTGACTTCAGTACCACGTTCAGTTGCTGCTAACCTAGGCGTATCGATATTAGCTAAGGTTGATTTATCTCCACCTGTAATCGGCGCTTCTGGAAGTAATGCTTCCTCAGCAATTGACTTACCAATTCCCCTATCAACTGGCCGGCTTGCTAATGCACCGGGCGTAGTTGCAACATTAGGCGTATTGCCTGTTGTAAGTAACGGAGGTAAGCCCTTACGAATTTCACGCGCAGCCGTACCAACATCAGGGTCAATAATTCCTAATGATTGAGCTAAGCTCAAATCACGCTCATCTAACTGCATTGCATATGCTGAAGCTTTTGCCTTGGCAGTATTCCGTGCATCCTCAGGTAACGTACCTAATGTTTCTCTTACTCTATCGACCGCGCCCTGCAATCTTGTTAACGATTCGGTATCAACACCTTTCTTACCGCCACGAGCCTGAATCATTAACTCAACATCGCCACCCGTATTCGGTGCAAACTTCGCATTCGATTCAATGAATGGACTCCAGAATGGGTCGTTTGCATTCGCACCTCTCGGTGGCTTAACTTCTCGCGCTGTTGGTTCAATACCTGTTGCGTCAACTGCTCTTGTTGGCGCTGGCATATTCTGTGGCCGCTGAGTCACAGGCAATTGCGCATTCGGGTCGATGCCCTTTGCTAACAATTCCTTATCCGCAGCCTCACCAATTTGCCGTTCAACATCAGCACGCTTGAAATCTTCAACGTACTTATATGGCTTGTTCGATGCACCGAATGCGCCTAATGCCGTCAACCCGGCATCGAATAAAGCTTTACCATATCGACCCTGCTTTAAGTCTTCTAAAGTCTCAGCACCCATACGCGTAGCTTGTACACCTTCCAAGCCACGCGATACGTTCTTCATTCCCTGATAGACTTTAGGTAAGGCTTCAGCGACCTTTGGCCCATACTTTAACGCAAGCTCTGGCCCCTTGAATGCAGCCCTAGCTAATGGAATTGTAGCTCCACCAGCGAGAGTCGTGGCGGCATTGATTGGAGAGCCAAAGAACATATTCCCCAATGCATATCCGCCACGATTCACCGCTGAGACTGGAATGCCAAATAACGGCCCAACTTTCCAAGCCTCGTCTTCCTGCCCTTTAAGGTAGGTATCCTTGTACTCAGGAAGTAATGGGTAATCTAAATTGGTATCGAACCAATTCTTCCCACGGTCAAGGATACCTTCAGTCGCTTTCTTACCTCTGCGCAAGCCCGAAGTAATGTCATCATAGACATCCGATGCCTGCTGACTATACGTGTCTTCGGGATTGTTACTAAACCCAAACAAATCCCACATTGAATCTTTAGGCATCGATTACTCCTAATCTTCTTCCTCTGGCAAGAGCATCGGATTAACACGTGTCTTAAACTCACGCCAACGGTCTAAGAGTCTATCGTATGGAACACCTGTTCGTGCAGCCTTTTCCTGGAAGAATTTCTCTGCCTTCGTCTTCCCATCAGGCCCAACAGTCTTATCATCCAACATTTTCCTAAATCCTGGAGTAAGCTGCGCACGTCCACCCGATACAGATATCATATTCGGGTCGTTAAATTCACCATACGCCTGTAACAACTTCGCAGGAGTATTCGTATCGCCTGGCAAACGTGGGTCAATCACATCATTCCCGCTACCATGCGAATACGAATACGCACCTTCGCGAGACTTAATATTCGCAGCCGTATTAGCAGTAGCCGTACGTGCCGCAAGTAACGATGAACCGCTTGGTGTAGAGTGACGAGTCAATGCGTCCTGTCTATCTTCTTCACGCATCCGCGTCTTCTCTAGCAAGGTGTATTCGTCATTAGTGATAGCAGTTGGTATAACTTCAGGCTTGCCATCCTTAATGCGATACGCAACCATCTTGCCATCATCGCCTGGCCGGAACTGGAATCCTCTATCCCTAGCTTCACTCAGCTGCATCTGCAAACGCTGTTCATCGATAGCAGTTCGCCTATCTTCCCGAGCATTCGTTACATCACGCTGATAGGCAGCTTCCTGATTCTTGTTACGAGTTTCAGCCATCGTAGCGTCAGCCTGATAGCGTCCACCTTTACTCTGCCAACGCTTGAATGCTTCATTATAGGGCTGCTCACGTAACTCATTGCCAAGTTTCAAACCTGCACCAACATCGCCAGTTTGGAAACCACGCACACCAGCGGCAGCAGCGTTTATTAACCTATCAATCCCACGCGGCTGATAGTCTGCTCTTTCAGGCTCACTCTTTAAGTATTCCTGATAACGAGTCATTGGCCCGTAATCATACTGAGGTGGAGCTAATTGTCTACGCTGTGGTGCAATAGCTTCAGGCGTAGCACTTTGCATGCCTCGACCTAAGCCAAAGTTACCTAATGAGCCAAGCCAATCAGGTCGCTGTTGTTGTGGCTCAGGAACAGGAGTACGTGGACTCCACGCATCGGTGCCCGTAAAGTTCCAATTCGGACTCGCGTTTCGATTCGCAGAACCCCAAATATCCTGGCCTAAATCATAATCATCGTAATCATCCCATGCCATTGGCTAACTCCTTAATCAGGGTGCTTGGGGTCATAGTATTCGGAACGACTCTTCTCGTCTTCCTTATTATCAGCGTCAGTATACCTACGGTATTCACCAGCGCCGCTTAAGCCAAGAGCCGCCCAATTAGCCCAATTGGTCCCCCCATCATTCGTACCCTGTTCCAATGCCAGATTACCCTGATTGTTACGCGACCAAGAATTCGCGAGGTCCATACCGAATCTATCACGATCCAACGTTTCATCCATTCCGAGTAGCTGTCGCTGCTGATTGGTTGCAAACTGCTGGCCCTGCTGCTGCTGTTCACCAATCCAACGTTCGTTTGAAGAAACGAAATTTGCATACCATCGAGCATTCGCATCATCATTCGCGCGTGCAGCCGTAGCATTTGAAGCAGCTCTCGCAGCCTCTAAAGCTTTCTGTGCAGCAATCTCAGTTAAACCTTTCGCACCAGCAATCTTACCTTCTTGTTCTAATCTCTGTGCGGCATTCTCAGCTTGGGCCGCAGCACTCTGAGCCGCTACTCTATTACGTCCAATTGCATCAGCAAGATTGGTTTCTAATGTACCCGCACCTTGCTTCGATCGAATGAACGCATCGTTAATCGAATTCTGCATGTCGACGTTTAATCGACCAGCAAGCTCCGTAGCAGTAATTCGATTGCCTGAAATATCCTTTTCGAGTGCAGCCTGCGCCTTTGCAGTTTCAGCTAAGCCAGTGATACGGTTCTGACCAATACCAAGCTCAAATATTCCACCAGCATCCGTACCAGCTTTACGATTCAATCCTAGCTGAGTCTGAATTGCACCTTCAGTATCCGCTACGCCCTTGATTCCCCACTGTCTACCTGTACGAACTTGCGAACCTAAATCAACTTCAGCATCGCGACGTGCAGTTGCTAAATCCTGCATGCCTCTACGATTTGCCTGACCAGCCGCAGCTAAGAATCCTGCACCACCGCCACCTTGAATGTTAGCGCGACGTGTTGCTTCAGCCATTTGCTGCTGATACGCAGCGGGGATTCCTGAAGTAGCCCTATCCCTAAAGTCTGCCCTATCGCTATCGCTCCAACCACCTGTTTTAGCGAATTCAGAATAGCCTGTACCACGCCACTTCTCTAAATCTTCAGCGGATATTCCACCGCCCATCATAAAGTCATGCGACCTACGTAATGCTGCTGCGCGTTCAGGATCTACACCACCCGTTTGACTCCATGTTCTTAACGAGTCAATATCAGCATTAATCTGTGCTAATCGGCCAGGATCATATCCACCTGTCCGACCCATCTCGGTAAGCTGATTAATCTGTCCCTGAATAGCTCGCTGAGCTTCTGGATCAAACTGGAAATCCTTCAGCTTCTGAATGATTCCATCAATAGAAGCTTTGTTCGCCGGGTCAATCGCACCAGACTTGGCCATTTCCTCAAGGCCACCAATCTGAGCACGCATCTTTTCCATATCTACAAGGCCAGTTTTACCAGCCTCGGAAAAGATATCGCTCGGCGCTTTCCACTTATCTTCTACTGGCGCAGCAGGTGTTTGCGTACCGCCAGATTCACCACCACCGCCACCACCCCCACCACTTGAACCACCAGCATTCGGATCATTTGCACTCCCGCCCTGAACGCTGCCATAAAGCCCACGAATATTGTTAACGACAGTTGGATCTAATCCACCTGAAGTTCCAGACATTCCTTCGAGCGTACCACTAAGCGCAGCTCTATCTCGCTTGGACTGTTCATCCTTTTCTCTACGCTTCTGGTCCATCTCAATGGTAAGTTGACTGTACTGTTCATTAGAACGTCCAGCCTCCGTACCAATTGCTTCCTTTGATGATTCCTTATCGCCTTTTGCCATAGCTCAAATCCTCAGGACTAAGGATGTTCCTCTTGGTTCTTCGTGACCGTATCTCTTTTTGAGATACTTGAGGAATTCAGGTTCCTTTACCCACGCGTGAATCTCGGATAAACCCAAGCCCTTTGAATCGAGAATGGCTTGCTTCATCATTAGGTCCGTAGCCATTATCTTATTAAGAACCGATATGTCAGGGTCGAGCAACATAATCGATTCTACAATAGGATGCAAGTGACCCGCACCTAACATAACGCCGTTTTGGCGGACTACAATAGTACCGAAATCGAGCCTTGGTTCAACCCAATCGAAATCACGCTTATCATAGATAGCGCGCATTTCAGGGATGTCTTCCGGTCTAATTCTTGCGGTACTTAAACCACCGTCCGGTAGCTCTTTACCGTTTATCTTCATGGCGCATCAAATCAAATGAAAGGCTCTCAACACAACGAGCAACAGGACGACAAGAATGACAATCACAACTGCCCGTTCAATTGACATTATCAACTCCTAGCTTGACGTATTGATTCCAGCAAGTGAATTCCACAGTGACGTTATCTGTGATTCTAAATCAATATCAGCCATCGTGTTCGTAGCTGTCTTCGTTTCCTCATCATAGGTCGTACCAGCGATAACATTCACGCCCATGACAACCTGCGTTCCCGCCTGATAAGTTGTACCCTGTGGATTCTGTACAACAGTCTGAGCGTAACGTGCGCGGTCATTATGGTACGGTGTGCCACCGGATTCATTCAAAACCACGCCCGCCACGCGTCCCATCATTGCTTGAACACGCTCCATGAATCCACCCGGACCAGTATCACGAAGCAATGCCATCTGCTTTGTTGTAACTTCTACGGCCATTAGTTCTCCTCCAATGCCTTGAGACGAGCATTTAATCTACGAATCGCCGCCCACAACAAAGGAGTCAAGCGGCCGTATTCAATCCCTAATTTTTCCTCACCAAACACAGTCTTCACGCCCAACGGCCCATCAATCTTTTCACGAATATCCTGTGCAGAAAGTGTTGGAAACTTTCTCAGGAAATCTTCCTTAGGAATGAGCTTATGCTCTTCATCGTAATCACTCTCTTTTGACGATGCGATAAATGGTTCTACTGATTCAATCAAATCAAGGATGTCATCACGAATAGGTCCATGTGCATCCTTGGACCTGATGTCTGAAATTGTGACATATCCATGATACGAATGTACTTGATACCACGCTAACGTTGGCTCACCACAATAGTACGAAGGAGTTGAATTCGGCGAAAAATGCCCTGCTATTCTATGATTAGGAAATGGCCCCATCGTGTACATGACAGAATTACCAATCAAGAAATCGATTTGTCCACCAACATTGACACGGCAACGTATCACGGCGCGATGAGCGTCTGTGTCAAGTTGGGAGCCAAATTCAATTGTACCATTTGCCAAATTGTAGTACATTCCTGAATTAGGAGACTGAACAAATCGAAATGATGCAGCCTGCGGAGTACCAGCATTACCTGAGAAACCACCATGAGCAGTAAGAGAATTACCCTTCAGGATCATCAACTGCTCAGTATTAGCTGCGTTATGCCAATTGGTTTCACCTGCAGTTCCACTCCCTTGATGACATGCGAACACGGCACTCGTACCCGCTTTCCACATGGACATTCCAATGCCGTCTTCTCCGCCTACAATTAACCTACTCGTCGGCGACGTTACGTGAACTCTTTCTACATAAATATCGTATCTAGCTGTATTCAAATAAGCAAGGTGCGTATTACCATTTGCATTTGTCATGTAATGACGGTCGGCAAACTTCTGTATCATGTCGCCGGTTACAAAAATCTTAACACCTGTGGACCCGCCGCTTCCATAATAATATCCGTTATTCGTTTGGATACCATATGCAGAAAATTTACCAGTAGTGTCTAAACTAGCATAGAGTGTAGCACCACTGTTATTTCGCCACGTATGAGAATTTGAATCATAATATGTTACACCACCACCATGTCCAATAGCAGCTGTTTGAGTTCCATTTGTCATGAACTGAAAATACGAAAGATTATTACTCAATAGCTGTAGAACAACTGTTCCAGTTGAAGTACCAACTTGAAAATTAGGCTGACTCGCTGTAACGTACCCAGGCTGAGCACCTAGAAAGGCTAGGTAGTTTCCAGCTGCATCAATACCCACAAGGTTTACGGTAGTACGTCCTAGGCGAAGGAATGAGCCACCGATTGAAAGATTTCGTCGCCCACTACTTCCACCATCAATACCATAGTAGTTATTACTAATGATAAGATGGTTTCCAGATAGGCCAGGTTCATATGCTTGAATGTATGCGGGAAGTTCAGAGTTAACGGCATCTGAAAATGAGATTCGGTTTAATCCTGCACTCGTACCATTGGGCAGGATACGGATATTCAGGCCAGCGTGAATTTCACTACTAAAGGTCCATAAGCCAGTAATAATTTCGTTCGCTGCATTACGAGCATAAATCGTTCCGTCAGCAATAGCAGTCTCAAGAATTTGGCCAGCGGAATTTGTAAGCGTAGTCGGTGCAGAACCAGTAGAAACGATACCAGCAAGATGCGTATTACCCGCAACGTGAAGCGAGGTTAATCCAGCAATCGTTCCACCGGTGATGGTAACAGCATTAGAATTCTGCAGAGCCATCGAGCCTAGATTAAAGTTATCTAGGAATCCATTGATGTCACTAGCACCCGTACCACCACCAGCGATGGAAATAACTAAATCAACCCAAGCAGTACCATTCCACGATTGGAATTTATTGAGTGATGCATTCCATCGCTTTGCGCCAACAGGCGGATTGGTCGGATTCTCGGCAAGAGTATACGCATCGACTTCACGGCCTTTGAACATCGCCATGACATCGACTTTTAAATCTGATAATGTCGGGAGTGACCAATCCGCCATGGTTTATTACCTCAATCGTCCAATTACAAACGCTGCCGTATGTCCGGGCTGACCGTTTTGCGACCGAACAAAGTGAAAGACAGCTTCTTGTCCGGAATCAAACTGCTGTTCTGGTTGCCTTGAACCATCAAACCCGATGATAGTCATAAAGCACGCGCGTTTGCATCGTGCTCGTAAGTTACCTTCATCACCGTAGAAGACCCCAAAGAATTCATTTCCTCGAATTCGATGGTCAAAACGTAACGTGTCTTCGCTCGTTGGTTCAAAGATTCTATCAGGCTGTGAGCTACCGAAGTGAATTGCGCTAGGCCATGACATGATATCTTTCGGCATCCATGAGGCAACTCTTGCAACTTCATAGTATCCCGGCCACCGAGTAATGTCACCATCAGACTTTACGCCATCGGAACAGAAGTAATTGAATCCCTGATTCGAGTTTAGCGATTGAACAGCTAATGCAACCATGTGGTTTGCATCAACATCGCGGCCCTCATAACAGTGGCTCGGCTTTACTGAAACTTTATCCCCTGGTCCTGTTGGCTCATCCTGAATTCCGTATTCCGCTGGCGGGTGGCCTTCCCACTGAACACTGAAGATATGTCGGATTCGGTCGTGGTCTTCACCTCCACGATACCCATGAATCGCGAAGAAGTTACCAGCACACCATTCCGCAATTGAATCTTCATGCTCATCAGGCGGCGCGGTCGTAGTACAGATAACATGAGAACACTCCTGTTGGAAGCACTGTAATGCTACCTCAATCTCATGTTTGTTATCCGCACCTGTTTGCCATGCTTCATTCCCACCGAATACATACGCAGCAGTCTTGTTTGGCCTAGCGGCTAACTGACGACCAAGTTCACTAAAGAATGAAGGATGGTCTTGACCCGGCCACAACTCATAATCGCCAAGGTTATATCCACCTTTCATCCCGTACTTATCTAACAAATCACCAAGTCTACTCAACTGATCCCAGAAGTCGTGATTGAATCCTGGCCCACATTCTCTACCAGACCAGTAATCACCTAAGGTTCCCAAGTTCATCCAGAAATGAATGAACGAATAACCCGCATCCCGTGCCTGCTGAATAATACGTTCAGAGTGCGCAGGGTCGCGGGTGAATTTGGAAAACAAATCACCAACGTGAAGCCCAATCGGAAGGATACGTGCGCCAGAGTCATCAACGAATCCATCTGAGTCTATACGTAACTGACCTTGAATAAGTGATTCGCCCGGCGTTACGCCAATCCTCAGCGGTGGGTCAATCGTAAAGGTTTCGTATCCACCGGGGTTTGTAGATGGTTGGCCTTCCCACATGGGCTGTTCTAAAACAACCTTGCCATCACCCCATACCTTAATGAAGTACCCTGGCCGGCAGACAGACTCAAATGAGATTTTCGAGCCATTCTCTTGTGTTTGAATCTTGAATTTTTCCCACGCGGTCAAGCCTTCACGATTAAAGGCTATGTATCCAGCCTTACCTTCATCCTCACAACATGCAAAGAATCCATGCGTAGACTTGATTCCGTATATGTTCGGTTCGTCTGATTCGACAATCTCAAAGTCTTCCCACGCACCAGCGGTATCTCGATTCGCCGTCATCCATCCAGCAGGTCGCCCATGAATAGTTCCCTGTGGCGCTCCACCATCTTCAGCGGATACGAATTTACCGTGGTCACTTTTGAGTGTGTGCATTCTCCAACTCCTTCTTGAGTTGTTCCACCTGCGCGGTCAATTCCGCGATTCGCTTTTCCTTGATGATTGATTCAATCACCATAGAACCGACAACACCTTTGATGTCGTCGATTGTCAACTGAACCTGCTGTGGTTCATTCATTGCATTCATCAGAGTTTGCCTCTGGCCTTCCATGAAACGACTCCATTTGTCCGAGCACCAGAAGTGTTGAACACCATCACTTTGAATGACACCGGGTTTGGTACGTCATTAAAGATATAGATAGCATTCAAACTGATTGGCCCTTCCGCGGTTACGGTAATGGAATCGACATCCTTAAATGGTTTGTTGAAGAATACAACAGTGCCATCTACGTCTGCTGCGTTAGCTTGTACCTTTCCACCGTCTACGGTATGTTTGATGTCCAACCTTAACTGCAAGTTGTACATCTGATAAAGTGCTTCGGCCATGATTAGATAACCCACTCGTAATCAAACTGTAAGGTCAAGCCTTTGGGAATACTTACTCTCGACATGACAATATCTAATGTGCCATCGACAGGTAGGATATTCCCGCCGCTTGGTTCTGCACGAAACGGTGTCGTACCCGGTACTAAAAGAGTGAGACCTGGAACGGGACTACCGTTAATCCGTATAGTGAGAGTAACAGAACCGAAATCAAGACTATGCACAAGACCATTAAATTTACGAGGGGTCCTAGCTTTACTAATGAGTCTGACGATTCCAAGTTCAGGACTCCTATCGTAAAGAGTCAACTCGGGCATGACTTGCCTTAAGCGATTAAACTCACCTGAAGTTTGAATGTTAAGGCTCATACATCACGCGTTGTTGAAATAGGAAACGTTAATATGTCCAGCCGTGGCACCTGATTGAATGTAACGTAAGTTGTCAACGCTCGGTCCCTCAACACGGAATACCGCACCGGGGCCAAGCAAATGACCAAGCTTTGTAGCATCGTCTGGTGCAGAACCAGCATGAACGGTAATACGTACAGGCGCATCTTCAACAGTAATCAATGCTTCCTGTATGTTCTTACCCCCGTAAATACCGGAATCCAATGCACCAGCTTCCGGCCCTGCGGTAATGGATTGATGACCAAAGCATTTGAGCATGTGAACTCCTAGTTCATTGCGAGAAACTCAAACCGAACTTTGATGTATCGAAACTGTGGAAGAAACAATGTCTTCGTTTCTACCTCAGGTTCGTACGTTACGTTGTCTAATGAGGTTGACATGAAGCATCGCACCGAAGTGAATGGTACGATTTCATGGTATGCCCATGTTACATTACAAATGATACCTTCTAATATCGTGCCGAAGTCTGCAACTCGCGTATAACTTCCAATGCCCGGAGACGTAGGCTGTAACCAATACGGCAAGCCATCGTCAATCTCATCTTGCATCGTGGCATAACCGTTATCCGCATACTGTTGCCACGTTTCGTTTAGATTTAAACTAGCAAAGAGGCTTGGTAAGGTTGGGTCACGATATGTATTGACTCGCGTACCCGTAAAGTCGTCGGTATAGATATCGTAGAGAACGTAATCTGCCGGCTGACTTACTAACAAATCAAGAGTCGCGTCGTTCGATACGTTACCAAAGATATCTACCGCACGCACTCCGTAGGTATAAGTACCTCCAGTGTCCTCGAATAGAGTGATGAACGTGCCTTGTTGTTCGCCAACTTGTGAACCATTCTTCGTAACGATGTAGTATTCAACTTGGAACGATGAAGTAGGTTTGGTCCACTGCAACATCACAAAGTTGTCAACTACATACCCGTTCAGGTCAATTTCACCTAAGGGCGGAATAACAACATCGAGCGGCGTTGCTGATTCTGAAGGTGTTCCATCTAAACCAAAGGCACGTATCCAGTACTTATGTGTGCCAATCGCTTGGCCTTCTAATACGGCACTGAGCGTTGTCGTAACGATTTGTCTAGATGCCGTCTCCCACGTATCGCCCTTACGAATCTCAAACGAAACAGCGTCAGCGGAAGGACGTTCCCATACGAACTTAATGCCTAATGGAACTAATGTGTACGTGAAGACTTGAACATTCGGAACGGTTATTTCTTCAACAATGTCTTCATAAACAGGTCGTTCTTCAGGTGGAAACAGCTCTAAGTTAACAACCTGAAACCGCTTGACGAACTCCCGTAGTAAATCCTTGAGAACAGGGTCTTCAAGCTGAACTGACTGAATCAATTCGAATAGCTGAGATTCATTAAGCTGTGTCACTTGGACGCTCCAGCCACATCTCAGATGCGAATAGAGTAAGTTCTAACAAGTGTATCCACTCACCAGCATTCGCAAGCTCTAACCTGACAACGCACTTCTCGTTGCGCAGATTACAACCGCGATAGAGATATTTTCCTGGAAGCGCTGAAAGCGCCAAAGGACGTAACACCGATGGACTCGCACTGTCGATACCTTTGACGGTTGTATTGAGATTACCCTTACCGAGCGCGCGCATCCGCACACCATGATAATGAGCAATAGAACCGTAGTTACCAACGGCTTGCGCTGCATATTCGACGACAGTGTTGATGCCATAATCACCATCATTCATATCGTCGAATCTAAATTCTAAGTCGAGCTTCCAAATGACGCTATTAGCACCGAGTAAAACGTTTACAACTTGGTCTGAGTCTACGTCAATGCCTATCGCAGTAATTGGCCAAGGGAATGTCCAACGCGACCAGCGGATTGAACTGTATCCCAACCCATTTCGGTAGTCACCAAGAAGTATATTACCATCAGGCAACAAAATAAAGATTCGTCCACCGACCACATCATTAATGATCTGCGTCTCATTAAAGCGCGTTTGGTCGAGTAATGTCCAAAGTCTATCAATCTTCCACGAGAATTCGGGCTGGACATATATACCATTAAAGGTAAACGCACCCGTTCTAGCTACGATAATGAAGTTGTCAGTATTCGGACCTGCGGTGTCTAATACGGTTGCCGCACCGAAGCATTCAGTACCAATACCTTCATCAATCGAGATTACTCTCCAAAAGATTGCTGCATCGGTGTTAACTAAATCTCTTGAGGTACTAAAAGTTCGTTGCGACTTGAGAATATACAAAGAATCACGAAACTGCACACAATTCTTCACGCCGCCAGCTTCGTTCGGTGCAATGGTAAGGTATCCTGCTACGCCATCATGACCTTCGGGATCGCCTTGTTTGCTAATCCGCACAACGCTCGGCTCTTTGAATTCACCCCATACAATCAAAGAATCCTGATAAATACCAATGCCTACGCCTGCGGGAATTACATTAAGTTGGTCAAACAGATAGTCTGCTTCTAATACCAAGTCAGCATCATAAAAATCCACAGTGACAGTAGAATCAGTATTATTTGTAATACGGCCTGTCGGTACGAAATAGAAGACATAACCGTCTTGGCCTAAATTGTAGTCGGCTATTCGACGAGTAGCCAGTATCCTACGCGCAATAGTCCCCACAGGACCAATAGGAATACCGCTAATGTCAACAGCATGAGTGCCATCTGCAACAACGCTGCCATAAATAGCTGGTCCTGGCTTCGTAATGTATCCAGATTCCGTTTCAAATGAGACAGCAAATAAATGCGTACCCTGTTCAACGTGTCCGGATAATGGAGAGTTAATACACGTAATGCTACCAGCAGGAGCAGAACCGCCAGCAACACGACATGTCGTTCCATCGTATACCCATACTGACTGGTTCTCTAATCCCCTGTTTCTATCATGTGGCGTGATGTAGATTCGATTGAAATACTGAGCGGCGCTAAAATCAACCATCTCGGGAATATTTAAGATCGGTGCGCCTAAGTCTGTTGAATCGTACAACTGCCCGTTCTCGTTTAGAATGAGCAACCTCGCCACTTCATCTAAACGTTTATAGGAATAGAACCTCCGCACACCGCCCACGACTTCATGTAACTTTGCTGAACCGGGACGTGTACGAAAACCACGCTCCTGATAGTAAACGTTATCCGCAACAATCAGGTGATCTACTGGAACAGAATCCTGAAGGTCGGACCTATAGAATAGGCCCTGAGTTTCTGAGATAACGATGGGAGCGTGGTCTCGGTTCATAGTCTTAAGCTACAGCAAAGAAAGGAATCTTTGGAGTACCCGTATACGGTCCCGCAGCGGCTTCCGTAGGTACGCCTGCTGTGACCTTAAAGATTCTTAACTTCTTCGTGGACTGGTCGTAATGAGCAGAATACTCACCAGCCAATCCAGTTGAAACAAACGATGGATTCGCACCACCGGGCAATGCTAAATTCGCTAAATCTCCACCAGCAGCATAGCTTCCCGACAGATTAAACGTACCCGTTGTCATCAATCCCACACCCGGAACACGCTTCTGAGTTAATACGGTAACAGTGACGGCCATCCTGACCTCCCCTTTGCGGTGTAACCTCTACGTCGAACGGACACATCTTGCTGCAATTTCACTCTTATCGCAAGGAAACGATTCATCTCGAATTCAGCTTTCGTTTCCAAACGATCCGAACGTGAACGATTCTGACCAATATCATCTGCGGCTTCTGCTGCGGTCTTTAATGCTAAATATCTTTTGGCGCCGGTAATAGGTAGGTTTGTATTTTCTGATGTAATCTGTGGTAAGCCTTTAAGGTAACGAATCAATATCTCCCTCGGCGCAGTGGCACCGATGAATTTAATTTCATCACCAGTCCATTCCCATACGCCTAACGAGTTACGCGGCGTCGAGTCTATAATGCCATGCGCCTCACCCATTTCATCCCATCGTATCGTGCCCGGTGCGCGTTCATAGATTGCCTTAGGCTCAAGGAAATCAGGTGGTAACGGTGGCGTCGTAACGTTAGAAAGAGACGACGTACCCGTAGGTAATTCAACAGGGCATGAGGTTTCCGTCATGATTGGAAGCCCATGCGCCTGCATAGTGCTTTGAAGTTCTTCCCACGCAGACGTGAGGAATGGTAATAGCACCGAATTGGTAAACACGTCTGCACCTGCGTCATTCAGGTGAACACGCGCCCTATCCATAACTTCGAATGCTAACATAATTTATATCCTAACGTACCCCAAAGACACCGAAGATAGGTTTGTTACTCCACACCGAAGCATTAGAAAACAGAATTAATACTTCGTTAGCTCTCGGGTCGAACTGTACCGTTGAACCGTAGCCGTATACGTTGAATCCCGGCTCGCCATAATAGGGTGATTCAGGATTGTATACGCCACCGCAGTAAATGATTCCTGGCCACTGAGTAGGCAACTGCGCGTAGTTCTCTGGCTGCAAACCATTACCATTACGCTCACGTACGTCAGCGGCTAATTCTAATACTTCCTGCACAGATAACGTGAATGCGTACGGGTAACGTGGCCCTTCTGATTTACCACCGTTTGAGTAACTCTCGCCCGAATCGTAATAGTGCCGTTTGATTGGTGTTCCGCCGCCTACGGGCTGCATGTATGCCGGTGCTCCACCATACCATAGGCCACCAGTTTGTACGGGCATAAAGTATAGAATGCCCTCAACGTTTGCAGTTCGGACCCATGCACCACCGAATGCGATTTCCTCATACGCATAACAGAAGTGGTCCGCATCGTACTTTGCTGTAGCTAACTGATCGAATCCACCAGTACCTAACGGTCTATCAGGGTATTCGTGGCCCGTCACTAATGAAGTTGTCGTGACTACCGCTTTAATTGTGCCAGCGGTCGTGCCTGCAACATTCCGACGAACTCGAATCCACGTACCGTATTCCATTGGACCCCCGCCATCAGGGTCCGAATTCGCTATACCAACTGACGGCCACCAAAATGCAGTTTCAGAACCGGATAAATCTGTAGGTCCAATCGCTTCCCAACCGCTTGGCTGTACCCAAGCCGCGCCATTGAATACTTCAGGGACGAAAGAACCGCCCGACGCTGGCGTTTCCATGTAAATCGTGATGCAATCTAAAGTACCGTAGTCATGCTGATAGATCGCATCGTTTACAGCAATTCCCGTAGAAGTTGGGCATCCTACTGGGGCTAAATTACTCTCATTACCAAACGCAATCGAGGTGCCTTGTGATGCATGCGCACACGCCTGAAACTGTACATTCGGAAGTTTCATGTTGCATATAGGCTGCGCACCAGTTGCGGGAGACGTATCATATAAGAGTGTTGCTTTCCCAATCGGCCACAATGTTGCACCGGGTTCGGGCAGTGTTTGTGGTAAAGCACTCACTGACCAAAAACCAATGCCTCGTGGACCTTTACTTCCAACGTTTGCTTTATGATGACCGCATGCGAGATAGCTTGCGCCCATACCAACGTGACGTTCCGATGGAATTGGAATTAGCTGACACGCAGCCTGTGCCCAATCATCCGCTTCCGCAGGATTATTAAAGTAGTACGGTCCATGAATGTTTGCGTCTGTTACTTTTCTGTCTAATGTTGTGTCATCTCCTTTAACAACCGCTTCTTCATCTAATAATGTTACTGCTGAATACGCTGCCCAAACGATTGGACCGCCTGGATACTGCGGCTGCCATGTGTACCACAAACGTTGGTTTGCTTCATCAAAGAAAAAGCTGGCTGGCCACGCTCCATTGCCGTTGAAAATACCCGCGGCATTCGGCATACCTAAATCAAGCATGCGCTGTCGTGTGTGCCAATTCTTCCAGCGGCGAACTTCCTGCATTTCGGGAACATTGCCATACTCCCAATGCGCTTCGCCGTTCTTGAGGCCCGCTGGATTTATTCGGTATTCAATCAAATCCCCAACGGAGTTTGGCTGCCAACCATCATACTGATAGAACAAATGACGGCGCTCATCATTCACATATCGAAACGTAAATGCGAGATTAGCGTAGTTTAGGTCAACGAAGTTCTGACCTTTAAACGTTACGTCCGCAAACGTGAGCGCCGTTCTATCAATTGGTCCCGGAGGTTCAATGGGTGGTATTACAGTATCCGCTGCAACGACAGTAATCGGAACATTCACCGCAGGGTGATTATCGCTGCATCCTTTCTTCGCTTGAATCTGCGCTTGCCCTTCACCAATAGCTTTTACCAAACCTGAGACAGATACAAGCGCAATGTCAACATTCGTTGAACTCCACTTGACACCGCCTGATGGATTGGCTTCAAGCTGCGCTGATTCTCCGACCTTTAGGTTTAATTCGGTCGGCGTGACGATTAGATTGGATGCCATAAAAATCTCACTTGGCGAAAGCTAACTTCTCGTACCGTTCCTTGTCCAGAATGCACTGGCAGTTTGGACAAATAACTGGTATTGGCTTGAGTAAAACTGTTGAACATGCGGGGCAACGGTCATTTCCGATGTCAACTGTTGCGTGTACCCAATCACGTTCAAGATTTAGATACCGAGCGGCTAAACGCTGCACATCGGCAATCACGTTATGCTGATGGAACATCTGCCAATCGGTATCCGCCCGACGTACTAATCTCTGGAACCATCGTGTTTGATTCTGAATTGCTTGGGCGAGCTTCGGTGCGTGATTCTTCTTGATGTCATCACGCGAATGCCTGTTATATACCCAAAACAACCCAGGTAACGCTTGCTCTTCCGCACTAATTTCAATCTGTGCGACAATAAAGTCGTTCACAATAGCATCTGCAAAGATGCCTACTGGCTCCGGAATGATTCGCGAACCTCTTTCGTCATCTAAATAAAGAGCGTAAGCATTATCTTCAATCTGTAATGTAACAAAATCATTCAGTGGTGCGGCTGGAATTGTTACATGCGGGTGAATCAGGCCCGGCTTGAACTCCCGAATTTCTCGGGGAACTAACGACACTAACGTCGCTTCTGCCATTTGAATTGTCCTTTGAATTCACGACCGCTTCACCGAGATGAAGCTGCATCGAAATAGGTGAGCATTCGTCGGACAGGAACTGGTGAACTTTATCAACTGCACGCTCGTACTCATCTAATTCTTCTTGTACGAGGTCGCGCTTCTTACGTTCACCGAATAACTGTACGTATACGAATGAAAGAACCGCATCTTCTGAAACCGACATGGGCGTATCGTCTGGTTTACGAAATACGAAGATAGGTTCATACGAGGTATTGCACCCCGGTAATATCTCAGCGTTGGGGCCGCTGACGGGCATTAACTTCTCAAGTACCCAATAATGAGACTTAAGATAGTTATACTTCCGAGTTAATCTAACCTCGGTCACTGTTCTCAAGTATAGGCCATCAACAGAGAAGTCAGTGAACGTACCTTTTCGATATTCAGTTTGGTTGGTACGAGCTACTCGAAAGATTTGCTTTCCATCTAACTCACCGAATAATTGCTTGAGTTTTCGGTTGAGATAAACATCGTTCATGATATGAAAAACGGGGGAGAGTTATTAGCCCTCCCCCATTAAACTCAAGCTTAGGCGTATCCTGCCGGAATAGCCAAGTTGTCGATGTACGCGTTCTCCTGTGGATTCGAGGTGAACAAATTCCACGAACTCACAAGATACAGCAACGTTGAGGTTACAACGCCGCCGTCTGCACCACGCACTTCAAACAGCTTACGGCCGTCAGAGGTGTAGAATCCCGGTTTCTTGAGTTCAGCGCGTCCCCAAGAATCCATATTCAGGAAATCGATTCGGCGCTTATCCCACTTGTACGACTGCTGGATAGGCACACCAGCCATCGTCATCTTACCACCGAAATACAAATCCATTCCCTGAGACGAACCGGAATCCTTATCAATCGTGGTGACAAGCATGCCGAGCGATTCGTATGCTGCCGCCTGTGCAGGATGCATCCATGCCTTCACGTTCGGCATCTTCATGGTGTTGTTAGAACGATCGCCTAACAAGTTCAAAGCCAAGCGTGGGAATGGAAGAGACAATCCACTGCCACCAGCATCCACACGACTAGCGCGAATAGCAGGGGTAGAACTTCTGGTGAAACCAAGCCACGTACCAGTTGACGAATTGTTAACGTGATATGGCACACCTAACAGACTAATAGGCGTTGGACCCGATACGCCTTCAATCACAATCTTATCGCCGATAGCCGGAACACCATTAGCACCGGATACCGCCGCGAATCGAATCGTCTTTGTCGGCACATCACGGAAAACAATCTCAGGTTCTTCACCAAGGACTGTCTTCTGTAATGCTAACGCAGAATTATAAATGTTAATCTTCTGACCTTCCATCAGGAGCTTAACACCGAAGTCTACGTCGAGAACAACCGTATCGTAACCACCTGCGGTCGAATACGCAGTAATGGTTCCGAGTACACCGTTACCTCCGGTCATGCACATGGAATCCATATGCGCCCGGAAGTGCGGCATTGCCGCGGCCATGTTCTTGTTGAACGTGTTGATAATCGACTGCGTACTTCCTGAGGTTGCCCATTCCGATTTCTTGGTCCACTCTAAAGCGTACCGGAAATCTACAATGGGAATCACGGCGTTTTCGTACCGAGGACCTGAACCGCGTCCAAGGTTTCCACCGTCGGGATTGTACTGACCAAAGTATCCGCCCGGTGCGAACTGGACGGGAATCTTCATATCCCGAGTGTTAACCTGTACGGCATCGGTTGACTTTTCAACCTGAGAATAGAAGGTGTCTTCTACTTCGTACAGGACCGAAATCTTCTTCTCGATACGCTCCAGCTGTACTGCAAGTGTATCGGCTACGTTCTGAGGATTGAGAGGCTGAGCTGCCACGCGGTTTCTCCCTACTTAACTGTTAACATGTTAAGAAGAAAGAAAGTCAATCTCCTTCATCTTTCCAGTTTTAACGGCAGATTCCTTATCCTTATTCACTGCTACGTTGCGACCCGAGACTTTCGAATCGCTACCCGTCGCACGCTTATGTGCAGAAGGACGAGGTTTATTTGAACCGTTAGAACCTTTAAGAGCTTGAGACCGAACTTTCTTAATGATAGTGGGGAGTGCTAACTTAGCGCGCGACAGATACGCGGAACTTACCCTGTCCTTCCACTCCTGCGAATACCTATTTGCTGCTGCTTGCTTTAACAAACGTTCCATATTGGAACGATGAGCGGGGTCATCTCGAAGGACGCTTGCGAGTTCGTCCATAACATCTCGCGTAATCGAACGACCCAAGAACGGACTAACATCTTCAGGAAGATTCTTCTGAACAATGTTAGTAATGGTCTTCGAGGAGTTTGTCAGAATCGTATCAACGAAGTTCTGATGCTGCCCCCGAAGAATTTCCTGATTCTGACGCCTTAATTCTTCCTTTTCAGGGTCAGTTTCATTTGTTCTTTCTTCACGCTGATGTAACGGTCGGCTTGGAGCATCAATCTTATCATCACCAAACATCCATTCGTGAACGTTAAGTGCGGAGTTCATAAGATTGTTGTTTCCATTCCGCTTGCCATCGCCATATGCACTCTTAATCATATGACGAATAACAGGCTCCGTTACCGCTTGGAAGGCTGGGCGATTCTTTGCTAACAATGCAGGGAGGAAATCATTTATGAATCTCCGCTGCTTATTAACATCGTACTCGCCCAGCAAATCTAAGAAATCGCCGGGGTCCGCTTGCGAAATACGCTGTTCCCCGGCCTTTAACTTATTCAGGTGTTCGTAGGACTCTCGGGCGTCTTCGACTGTAGGAAATAGTTTACTATAGTCTCGTTCACGGAAGAAAGTATTTCGGAGTCCGGGGAAGTCTTTGAAGATTTTGGGATATTTAGCAACAAGCTGTCGATAGGTTGGTTTACCGTAGCCAGTGCCAATCTTCTCGTCCGATTCTTCGTCTTCCTCGTCTTCCTCTGATTCCTTCTCCGAGTCATCTTCTTCTGACTCCCCGTCCTCATCCTCGTCATCCTTAACGTCATCGTCATCTAATACGATGTCGTCATTATCTTCTGATTCAGCTTCTTCTTCAGGTTCTGATTCTTCTTCGGCTTTAGGTGCCTGAGCCGGTTCCTCATCATCACCACGAAGAATAGCTAAATCGTTTGCCCGAGTTTCTTCAATTGGCGGCTGTGCCATTTCTTACGGCTCCATCGGAGCAGGCGTATTTACATTAGGCGGCGGTGTTGGCGGTCCTTCTGATGGCTGGCCACTTTGCGCATTACCTAACGCTGGAGTACGCGCTCCGGAATTCATAGCTTGCACATGCTCATTATGGTGTGCAAGGATTAACGAGTAAATCTTTGGCTGATTGAGCTTCAGCATCTGGCCTTCCTTACCCTGAAGGAAAGCCTTGCAGATTTGCGCTTCGACCGGATGGTCGTCAATAACAGGGTCTACCTGAACGGGCGAAATAGCTTCACCATTAGTTGGTGGCATATCTTCTGAATCCTGCGCTAATGCCATAATCTGCAGGATTTCTCGGAACTGCTTGGTTCTTGACTCGTCGCCTGGGATTTTCAAATCAGGCAGGCCTGAAAGCCTTACCAACATATGCGTGTTTTCGGGACTAAAGAGCACAGCGTTGATTTCATCGGAGCCCATTTTCAAAAGCTCCATAATGATATCACGCTGCTGGCCCCAACTCATTGGTAATGTATTGCCTGCACTTGGCTCAACATGACCAATCTTTCCTTGTGCTGCATCCGCTTGAATGGTGAGGTTTAAGAATTCACCCGGTCCAATCTGTGCTGTATACCGTTCGTCTTCCATTAAGGAATCAACGTAAATCGGTACACACTTTTCAATAACCTTTGACCACCATCGCGTAGCCGCTTTATGAATTAGTGAAAGCCTCTGTAACGCTTGCTGCCTGCTCGCCGAGTATTCAGCGTAAGTTTTCGAGCCGCCCTGAATCGTACCGCCGTAGATACTAGGGAACGCGCCGACTAAGAGCTGCGAATACTGCTGAACTTTCGAGTCAAACTTATCAATTTCCTGACTCATTGTAGCGGTGCGAGTGGTGAAAAAGCCTTCACCCATCGCTCGGCCAGCTAATGCTTTGGCCTGCGTAACCATGCCTGGCTTACGTCGAGTCTTTGAATATTGATCGAAGTCTAAGACCTGAGGGTCAGCAAACGTTTCAGGAATCGCTTGACCCATCGTATCGACGGTCAAGTTCACGATATCGTTCTGAACTTCCTGTGGGTCAAACAACGGCTGACCGATAGGATTCATGTGGATATGTGAACTAACAGGACTCTGCCAAATCGTCCACACATCATCGAGCTTTTCGTTTCGAACTTCGATGACCTCACCATCAACTATCTCAGCGAATAAACCGTCAGGAAACTCTTTCTCAAGTTCCTTCCCGATTTCGACCGACTCGTAATAATAAGCACATGGTCGAAGCCAAACGCACTGAGTAGTGACTCTATTAGCGTCGTCGTTTTCAAAACCCTGCGGGTCGCGAGAGAATCTTTCGTACGAGTTAATATCGGAATGACCTGAGATGTTTCGGCCCGTCCGCGCTCTCGCTTCCGTAACGTGCTCATCGAATTCTAAGATGAGATAAGGCGTGTCCTTCTGGACCCGAGCATATGGTGAAACCTTCACATGGTCCACACCATAAATCTTGATGTTGATTCGACTCTTTGGTGTCGGCTCCATCTTGTCAAAGACAGAAACCTTTTCCTCAAGTTCTTCTTTCTTTACGTTCTCGCTGGCACACTCAGGGCATACGACAACTTCTTCATAGAGTTTAGCTTCGCATCGCTGACATACCCATCGAACATTCTTTTCAATCTTATCCTTGTACTTTGGAATGTCAACAGTACCGTATTCTTTGTCAGTGTCCAAATAGTGATAGGCCGCTACTAGCGGACTAACCCATGCTAAGTACACCGCATACGAATAAAGAAGCTCTACGTCGTTATGTCTTTGGATTAAGAGAGCCGCTGCTGAATAGTTTTTAGCAGTATCAATGTCGTTTGCGTTCTTTGTATCGTCAGGTAGGAAATTTACTCCGGGAACTTCGATGGTGAGTGCAGCAATAACGGCTTCACCATGCGCTCGATATACATTAAAAACGCGATTCTGTTCGTCTTCAGAGTGTTCGTAGTCAGGGGATTCGTGGAAGGCACGGTAATCCCGAGCTTCATAATCGTAATAGAGTCTCTGATGCCCACGGAAGAAGTATTCGCCCTTCTTCTTGATAAGTAAGTGGTCATCGCGAATTAGTTCATGTTCCCGCTCGAATCCTCGGGCGATGTTCAGGATGTTCTTCCCGAGTTCCTCTTCGACTTCATCCTTCACATCGTCCCGAGAATCTTCGGCCATGAGTTTAATCCCCTACTACTTCTTATCGGACTTATCCGAACCTGAATCCTTAATAACAACGGCCGCAGGCTGCTGAGTCGGCTTGTTTTCCTTTGCCTTCTCTAACTTTTCTTCCTGCTCCTTTGTCAAATCACGCTGACGCTGTTCATGCTTTGCAGTT